CAAGGCTACTCGTCGCGGAAAGGGCAACATGATCATCTGCTCGTCAGATGTCGCTTCTGCCCTCTCGATGGCTGGTCTTCTCGATCACACTCCAGCACTCAACGACAACCTGAACGTCGATGACACGGGTAACACCTTCGCTGGTGTTCTCAACGGACGCTTCAAGGTCTACGTTGACCCATACTTCGCTGCTCCAGCAGCCGGTGCGTTCTCTGGAACGGAATACTTCACGGTCGGATACAAGGGATCGAGCGCATACGATGCCGGTCTCTTCTACTGCCCATACGTTCCTCTCCAGATGGTTCGCGCCGTTGGTGAGAACACGTTCCAGCCAAAGATCGCGTTCAAGACTCGATACGGAATGGTTGCTAACCCATTCGCAACGACGAACGGTATCGGTGGTATCGGTGATCTTGCTGTCACTGACGCAGCTCAGCTCTCGCAGGTTGCAGCCGGTGATCGCAACCGCTACTACCGCTCGGTTCTCGTCCGCAACCTGATGTAAGATCGGGTTCGCACTAGCGAGCAAAGAATAGGGGGACAGCCTTTCGGGGTTGTCCCCTTTTTCTTGTTCTGAGACTGACTAAATAGATTCATGGAAGAACGCAAGAAGCTCAAATGGGAATACGCATCCCAGCAAGAAACTGAAGCCTGCACCGACAAGGCTCGATGGTTGATCGAGCGCGGATATGTCGATGTGCGGGAAGAGAACATTGAAGCTCTTGCCAAGCGTATCTACTACGCAAAGGATGATGACGATGCCACAGCCTGATAACATCAACATGCTGTCCAATCTTGGGTTTCGCTTCAACGTGCGAAAGCTGCCGAACATCAACTGGTTCGTTCAGGGTGTCAATCTGCCAGGAATGACCGTCCCAGATGCCGAGCACCCAACTCCATTCCAGATCACCTACCGTCCCGGTCGCACGGTGGAGTTCGATCCGCTGGTCATCGAGTTCAAGGTTGACGAAGACCTCAACACCTTCATCGAGCTAATGAACTGGATGCGCGGTATCGGTTTCCCCGAGAGCTTCGACGAGTATGCCGATAACGTAGGCACTGGTCTTCAGGATGCCGTCTTCTCCGATGCCACTCTGATGATCTTCAACTCGAACATGAACCCCACGCACGAAGCTACGTTCGTTGACCTATTCCCTATCAATGTTTCACCCCTCCAGTTCAACTCCGCGTCGAGCGATGTTGACTACCTTACCGTTACGGCATCGTTCCGTTTCGTGCGCTACGAACTTTCTGCAATTTCTTCGTAGTTACCACTTGACATCTGTCTGGATGTCGCTATATTATGGGTCACTTGAACCAGTGGTGGGAGAAGTATGACTATAGCCGAAATCGAGAACGAGTGGCTGAAGGATAAGGATATGGACTCGACGGCACTCGACAAAGAGTCGCTGAAGATCCCTGACCTTCACCACAAGTATCACAAGATGCTGTCATCGGAGAATGCCGTCTACCGAAGAATGGCAGCTCGCGTGGAAGAAGTGAAGACCCTTCGGTGGATGTACTTTTCGGGCAAGCTCGACGAGGACACCCTGAAGAAGTATGATTGGGAACCGTTCGATCTCAAGGTGATGAAGCAGGACACGCAGCGTTTCGTCGATGGTGATCCCGTCCTAAATAAGTATGTGATCGAGCTTGGGGATCAGAAGGAAAAGGTCGAGTTGATCAAGAGCATCATGTCTCAGCTCAACGGGCGATCTTTCCAGATCAACAACGCGATCAAGTGGCAGCAATTTCTAGTAGGACAGTAAGATGCCAGATCAGAAGAAGGCGCAGAAGGCAGAGGATGCTCCACAGGAGCAGACTGAAGAAACAACATCGGAGTCGGTAGACACGTCAGACATTGATAGTCTGCTTGATGACATCGATGATGTCCTAGAGGAGAATGCTGAAGAGTTCGTCAAGAACTTCGTTCAGCGTGGTGGCGAGTAAGCTCCCGCTCCTCTTCGTTATGTCTGATATTGAACTGACCAAAGTGAATGAAGTGTATCTGCACGTCCGTGCGGAGCCGCACATCCTCGCCGAGATGGGGGATCACTTCACGTTTCTTGTCCCCGGTCACCAGTTTATGCCTGCGTTTCGCAATCGCATCTGGGATGGCAAGATCCGATTGCTCGACACGCGCAACCAGACCATCTATGCTGGGTTGCTTCACCACATCGAGCAGTTCGCGCAGGACCGAGACTACGACATTGCGTATCCGTCTGACCTGACCATCGCATCATCGTTCAGTCTCCACGAGGGTAACGAGTTCGCATCGTCCCTCAACCTGCCGTTCAGTCCGCGCGACTATCAGACAGAAGCATTCGTCACTTGCGTTCGCGATCACCGCAAGCTGATCCTCTGCCCAACTGGATCTGGTAAATCGTTGATTGCCTACCTTCTTACGCGCTACTATCAGCAGCAATGTGAGGGTAAGATCCTGATTATCGTGCCGACAATCTCACTTGTCAATCAGCTATACGCAGACTTCGCTGACTACGCACGCAACGATCAGTGGAACGCAGAAGAGAACGTCCATCGCATCATGCAGGGCAAGTCGAAAACAACGGACTTGCCTATTGTCGTTTCCACTTGGCAGTCTGCGTACAAGCTACCGAAGAAGTGGTTCGATCAGTTCGACGTGGTGATCGGCGACGAAGCGCATCAGTTCCAAGCGAAGTCGATCCAGACGATGATGACGAAGATGACCGATGTGAAGTATCGCTTCGGTATGACCGGCACACTGACAGATGCCAAGACACACTCACTGGTACTCGAAGGACTTTTCGGTCGCATTCGCAAGATTATCAAGACAAAGGACTTGCAGGATGCGGGACACCTTGCTAAACTACAGATCAAGGCAGTCGCACTAAAGTATCCCAAGGATCAATGTCGTCAGGTTGCCAAGATGAAGTATCACGAGGAGATCGACTTCCTCGTTACGAACCAGAAGCGAAATACTTTCATCCGAAACCTTGCGCTTTCGCTTTCGGGGAATACATTGGTACTGTTCAACTTCGTCGAGAAGCACGGCAACGTGCTGCATCGTATGATCGAAGAGAAGGCAGAAAACAAGCAAGTGTTCTATGTGTGGGGAGGCACCGATGCCGATCTACGCGAACAGGTACGAACCATCACCGAGGAGAATGACGACGTGATCATCGTCGCATCTGCCGGTGTCTTCAGCACGGGAGTAAACATCAAGAACCTACACAACGTAATCTTCTCGCATCCGGGTAAGTCAAAGATCCGGGTGCTACAGAGTATCGGTCGCGTTCTCCGAACTACTGAAACAAAGAACGCAGCAACTCTATATGACATTGTAGATGACTTGACAAACGGAAAGCAGAAGAACTTCGCAACGACTCATTTCATTGAGCGGCACAAGTATTATGTGAGCGAGAAGTTTCCAGTCAAGCTATACAAGGTGGAGGTCAAATGAAGGTCGAAGAAATGAAGATCCACTACATTGTGTTGGTGGATGGAACCGAGCTGATGTGTCGGACGGAAGGTCCGAACTGGTTCGGGCGTCTCAAGATTTGGGATGCGTGTATGATGATCATTGATGAGCACATGCTTGCTCCCCCTCGCATTCGTAAGTGGATGCCGTGGACAGAGACAGACGACACCCCGATCACACTGACACCGCAAAGCATTACTACCTGCTTCGTGGTGAACGAAGAGATGTCGGATTGGTACGAGAAGTCGGTCGCGAGCATCAACCAGCGCACCGACGAGGTTCTGGCTGAGCTTGAGAAGAAGAAGCAGAAGACCGCCGATCAGTACGAGCAGGAGATCGAGGATGAGCTTACACAGCTATCCGAAGAACTGCCAGAGTTGGAAGAGTTCCTTCAGGAGTTCATGACCCGCAAGAAGGAGACACTTCACTAATGCCACGCCGAACCAAAGAACAGCAGTCCAAGTCCCACTACGTTGACAACAAGCAGTTCTTCGCCGCTATGGTCGAGTATCTTGACCGCGTGAAGAAGGCTGAAGCAGAGGGTGAAGAGCGACCTCGCATTCCCGACTACATCGGCGATTGCTTTATGAAGATCGCGACCCACTTGTCCTACAAGCCGAACTTCATC